TGCTATTAAATCAAGTTTAACTGATGCTTATGTTTCAGTTGCTAAAATTGGTGGTAGTTGGAAAGATATTACTGATACTCAAACTACGTTAATGCAAACATTAGGTAGGAATGTAATTGTAAGTTCTGATATTATATCAGATTTTATTGCGACACAAAAAGTAACTGGTGTAAATGCTCAAACGTTATCTGATAATTTTAAAAACATAGGTATTTCTATGGGTCAAGTAGGAGACCAAATGTTGGGGGTAATGGATAAGGCAAAAAGTTTAGGAGTAAACGCCCAAGCGGTTTCATCTGTTGTTGTTGCAAATCTTGAGTCATTAAATAAATATAACTTTGAAGGAGGAATTGACGGTTTGGCTGAAATGGCAGCTCAAACAGTTTCAATGAGAGTTAATATGAAGGATATGTTTAGCTTCGCGGAAAAAGTATTTAACCCTGAGGGGGCCATAAATATGGCGGCGGCTCTACAAAGATTAGGGGTAACTCAAAGTAGTTTATTAGACCCACTGACACTCTTAGATTTATCTCAAAATGACCCTGCTGAATTAACTAATCAAGTTGTAGAAATGACAAAATCATTTGTCAAACTTAATGAAGCGGGTAATTTTGAAATTGCAAAAGGAGCTAAACGTCAATTAAGAGAGATTTCAGAAGCAACCTCAATACCATATGAAACATTAACTAAAATGGCTTTAGCTAGTGTTGAATTAGATGATAAATTACAAAGAATTAAATTCCCGAGTGATTTTGCAAATGATGATGACAGAAAATTAATTGCTAATTTAGCTGAAAAAGGAAAAGATGGAACATATAATATAACATTTACTGATAAAGACGGTAAAACAGTAACTGAAGCGGTAGATAACTTAAATCAAGAACAATTAAGTTTTTTAGCACAAAAAGAAAAAGAAAGACCTAAAACAATGGAGGAGTTTGCTGAAAAACAATTGGATACTTTAGGTAGTATAAATGCCTCTTTAAACCGTGTAACTAATATTATACCATTGGCACTTGCTGGTTCAACTATTTCTACAGATTTGTTAAGTGTTGGTAAAAATTTTATAAAAGGTATGGCTGAAATTATACCTACAGAAACTGTTGCAAGTACTAAACAATTGAGGGTGATGTTTGATGAATCAGCGTCTGATTTAAGTACCGCTATTAATAAAATAGCATCAGGTGATGGAGGTCTTTCGGACCTAGGAGATGCTATGGGTAAAGTTATAACTAAAATTTCTGGAAAAGGAGCGGAAACTTTTTTAACATCTATAGATAATGCCGCGACAAGTTTATCAAATTTAACAGAAAGTTCAAACGGTTTAGTTAAATTAGTAGGACAATCTTTACAAAAAGTTCCTGGATATGAAAAATTAATAGAAGAATCTAAAAATTTAACAGATAATCAAACAGTAGAAAGTAAAAATGAAACTATTACTGTAAAACCGAAAGATTTTATTTTACAAACTTATGATGAAGATTTTCTTGTTGCTGGAGGCACAAGATTAGGGGAAAACACAATAGAAACTAATAAAAATTCAACATCAGAACAAATACATACGATTAATTTAAATATTTCAGCTCCAAATGGAATGAATGAGACACAGTTTAATGACTCTTTATTCGTACAAGAAATAACTAAAAGTATTGAAGGAGTTCTTACTGCAAATGGTTTATTAAGTCCTGGCGGAAGATTACCTTCACCAAATACAAATTTTCAAACAACACGTAATAAGAAAAAATAATATTATCAGTATTTATATTAAAACGTAAATATGTCCGAAAGTAGTTTATCATTCGCATCAACCTCATCTTTTAGGAATTCACTGTTAGCCAGGAACTTAGCTCCTTATAACGTAGAGGGAGTTTGGACACCACCTGTAAATAATATATCTTACGAAATAACATTAACAGATTCATCTGTTATTGATTCCCCAAATAATTTGATTGCGGATGACCCATTTGCAAATCAATTATATCCTTTGAATGAATTTGGACCTGAAGGTGGGTTTGATACAACAATTACTTATAATGGACCTCCATTACCTGTTAATTCAAATCAAGGACCTTATAACCCAAATCAGACCGCTTTAGATTTAATTAATGAATTCAATATTGATGCTCAATATATTGAAAATAAATATGGTCCTAATGGAGGTTTCCAAGATATGTTTTTTTTGGATACTGTTCAGGTTAATAATAAAATATATTCTCCGTATTGGCAACCACCTAGTTTTTTACCGTCAAATTACACTCCATATGAAATTTTAACCTCAGAAAATCCTGATGGTAACAACGGACCTTTATCACAAGATTCTTTTATTGCTCGTATTGGTGCGGAATCTTTAAGATTTGCATTTGGACAAAGAATTGGGGCGGAAATTTTTCAAAATACTGTTGGTCAAGTAAATTTAGAATCTTTACAAGACCCATTTGAAATTAGTTTATTAGTAACTGGTCAACAACCTTTGGTTTATAGAAATTGGAGAATTACAGTACCTGAAAACCCTATTCTTAGAACTGTAGATTTAATTACTCGATTATCATCGGCTTATTGGCCTGTTTCACCTATTCCTGGTGATTATTTTGATGAGAATAGTGGTGTTCAAAACCAACAAACATCTTTAGCGTTAAATACTATTAATCAATTAACAGGTGGATTTTTAGGACCGATTCTTAATATTAATAGAAATCCATCTGAGATATTTTTAGCAAATACGGGTAATGGACAAAGGTCAGTACTTTTTAGTAATATTGATTACAATAGGTATCAACCACCTTATGATAGAAATTTTGGAGGTATTTTAGGTATCGCTTCTGGTATAGTAAATTTAGCCATTGAAATAATTAATCCTGATAATGGAACTTTGATAGGTGGTTATTATGTTGGTAATAAAACATCTGAACCATCATCAATAACATCACCGCCAAACCAAGTACCTGTCAATGTTTTTGGACAACAAGTTAAATCACCTGTTTACGGACCGTCAGAATTAGGTATTTTATTTGAAGGAAATCAAGAAAATTTAAATTTTACATTTACCCAAGTCCCATATTCAAACGGAGGTTCATTAGATGGTGGATTTACGTGGGTTTCACCTAAATTCCAAGATAATGCGGGATATCATGTTGGACCTGGAGGTGCAATTGGTTCAATTGATGAAGATTTTAATTTAGTATCTTCAAACTATACAAGAGGTCAATCAACTAATTTAACTTTTAAAGGTAATTCTATTTTAGATAATACCCAAAGATTAGTAGAATCTGCAGATAATGTTCAAGGTACTAGTAGACTTAAACATGTTGGAAATGCTATTAATCAAGTTAGTAAAGTTTTTAATGACGGTTATAAAGAAATTACAAAAGGTTCTAAAGTTTTATCATATGTAGATAATACAACTGGTGATGAGAATGGTATTGAGTATTGTAGAATTTTCACTAAAGATACCCCATATTTAGTTTATCGTGATTTACAAAAAGTTGATGGTATTACAACTCAGGGTAGAAGATTCTCACATTCAGTATTAGATAGTACATTTAATTTAAATATAAGTCCAACAAAAAATCCTGGTTCGACTAATATAATTGCAGATGATGCAAAAACAGGTACAGGAGGTTATGCTAAAAAATATATGTTTTCATTAGAAAACTTAGCTTGGAGAACATCAAGTAGACCTGGATATACTTATGATGATTTACCGACATGTGAAAAAGGACCTAATGGTGGTAGAGTAATGTGGTTTCCACCTTATGAACTTACATATAGTGATTCATCTACTGCTAACTGGCAACCAACATCATTTTTAGGTAGACCTGAACCAATTTACACTTATAAGGATACAAATAGAACAGGTAATTTGAGTTGGAAAATAATTGTGGATAGTCCGTCAGTACTAAATGTTATTGTTGAACAACAATTAAAAGGTAAAAGTAGTGAAAAAATAAATTCTATTTTGGATTCTTTTTTTGCTGGATGTGTTAAATTTGATATCTATGAATTAGCTAAAAAATATAACACTATCCCAACTAGTGATTTATACACTTATCAAGAAATTTTAAATAAACCAAACTTAACAAAAGAAGAATACGAAGAGATAGTTTTGGAAATACCTGCAGAACCAAATACAGATGGTAGTGCCGGTTCCGGAACTGAACCAATTCCTAATCTTGGTACTGAGTCAGGCGGAGGAGTTAATAATAGTTCTTTAATAGATAGTTTTAAGACTACGTATGAAGATTTAGGGTTTTATTTTTTTAATGATATTCCTGACCCTAACACAAACAAAGTAATAAGTTCGGTATCGTATCAAGATACCTATGATTCATATACTAATCAAAATTTTATTGATTCGTCTATTATAACATCAAATAATACTTTTAATATAAATGAAGGATTTTGTAAAAATAATGTTGAGTTTTGTGAAAATCAAAAACAAATTAATGATTTTTATAATACAGTAATAATTCCATCATATAAAAAGGCATCATCAGATGATAAAAATTTCATAGATGAAGCTTACGAAATTTTAAGTAACGGATTAGCAAAAATTTCAATAGAAATGGTTGGTTCAGCCTCAGCGACCGCAACTTTTAATTATAATAAAAATTTGTCTGTAAGAAGAATCGACTCCGTAGAAAAATTCTTTAAAACATTTGATAATGGAAAGTTATTACCATTTTTTGAAGATGGTTCATTTAAAATAGTAAATAAAGCGGCTAAAGGAGAAATTGAGACGATTGCTATACCAAAGATGGCTGATGGGTCAACAGGTAGAGAAGTGAATTGTAATACAGATATAAGTGGTAGTGATGGTGTTACAAGTAATTCACAAATATATGCAGTTGATGCGATGGCTTGTAGAAGAGTAAAAATTTCAAAAATTAATATTGAAAGTCTTATTCAAACACCTACCCCTACAATAGAATTAATTGAACAAGAAACTATTCCTAACCCAGATGTTCCTGAAATTACAACAATAAAAATTCCACTTAAAACACCTACTCCTAAATCAACTAAAACAATTGTACAAAAATTAAAAGAAAATTTAGGGAAAAGAATTTTGAGAAATCTTTTAACTGAATGTGATTATTTTGAAGTAATAAAAGAAAATGTTCCATTTGTTTATGATTCAATAAGAGAAAAAATAAGATACTTTAATCCTGCTTTTCACTCAATGACACCTGAAGGTCTTAACTCAAGACTGACTTTTTTAAATCAGTGTTTAAGACCGGGTGAGACAATACCAATAATAGGTTCGGATGGAAAACCAAGAATTAATGACTCTATTAATACATCATTTGGGGCTCCACCTGTATTAGTTTTAAGAATTGGGGACTTTTTTAACACAAAAATTATTCCTAAAAACTTACAATTTCAGTATGAAAATTTTGATTTAAATCCTGAAGGTATAGGAATTCAACCAATGATTGCTAAGGTTACACTTAGTTTTGATATTATTGGGGGAATGGGTATAGCAAAACCCGTTGAAGAACTTCAAAATGCATTATCTTTCAACTATTATGCTAACACTGAAATTTACGATGAAAGAGCAACATCAACTGAAGATACTACTGCTATAGATAAAGAATTGGCTCAACTTTTAGGACTTACACCTGAAATAACAACTAATATATCAAATACTGGATTTTCACCACAACAACAAAATGAAGGTGGGTCAATTATTGGTGAAATTATAACAACAGTACCTATTGAAGGTGGTTCGTCTGGTGAAACTTCTTATCAAAAAATTATGGATAATTTATTATTGTCTTCTAAATCATATTTTGAAACAATACCAAATAAACTCCAAGAAATTAATGATAAATACAATTACGGAATTGTTCAAATGATTAATCAAGACAGATATTATATTAATGGTGATGTAAAATCTAATGGTGATTCAGTACCTTGTAGAATATATGGTGTACCATATCAAATTGAACAATCGGTTAAAAATTTATTTGATAAAGTAATTGAAGATATTGAAAATGATACAAATCCAATTATGGATAAGTTAGTTAATGATTTTAACTTTTTTGAAAGTGATTTAAGACAAGTAAGAATAAACATGGTGAATTATGTTAAAGAACTTCAAAATGTTATGAATAATGATTTAACTTTAATTATTCAGGATATGTCTAGTTTCCAACAAACATTTGTAAGATTTATTCAAAAACTAAATATTATTGATAATCTGACTGATGGTAAAATTAATTCGGTTGGAACGGCTAATGTTTATACATTATCAGGTTTAGATGGTGATAATGTGAGTCAAAGTTCATCTCAAGTGTCAAATACGTATGAAGAATTTTATTCTGATTATTTTGATTTTGGACAAACAATTGATGAATTTTATGATTTTTGTGTTAACCAAAATATAATAACAAATGATTACCCAAGTGTTGGTGACATATTTTTGTTAGGTGATTATTTTACTGATGATATTACGTATAAATCATTCTATATGATTATAGGAAGAATATTAAGTAACTCAAATACTAAAGAAAATTTTATTTCGTCAATTATAAGTGACACATTAACAAGTGTTGATGAACCATATAATTTACAAAATAAATTTAAAAATATAACTAACGATTTAGCTAGAGATTATAAAAAAGAAGTTGAAAAGGGTGATGATTTATTTAAAGACTTTAAGGGAGATAATGATTATATTGAATATAAAGATGGTTTAGATGTTAAAATGTTTCCGGCTGGAAAAACTCGAAAATTCTCATATACCACTGTTGGAGGAACGGAACAACAAAAGACGGAAATACAAAATCTTTATAAATCTGAGAATACAAATAATGACACATCAACTTATTTAGGAAAAGTAAAATTTAATAATTAATTATGGCATTTCAGTATTATAATAGATATAACAATTTTTCAATTGATGGTAAACAAACTGTTGTACCATATATTACTTTACCATCAAAAACTACCGATAAAAGATTTATATATAAAGTTAATCAATCCAGATTAGATAAAGTTTCGCAACAATATTATAATTCACCGACATTTGGATGGTTAATTATGATGGCAAATCCTAATTTTGGTGGACAAGAATGGAATATACCTGATGGTGCGATATTGACTATTCCATTTCCTTTAATAACTTCTTTACAAGATTATAAATCAGCATTAGATAATCACTTCTTTTATTATGGTAGGTAACTCTGAAAATATTTTTGTCGATTATGATTATAATAATATTATAGTAGTTGACCCAAACAAAATCGTTGACATTGACGGTAAAGTAAAAGAAAGACATGTTAAAGTGGAAGATTTGGTTATGTACGCAAATCTTGAGTGTGATATTTTACCTAGAACTAAATTAGCTGTCGGTGCAGGTAACAATAGTGATATTCAAACAATTTCAATTGCAAAAGTTAACTTTTTAAAACCTGGTGGTAAAACTTTTTTAGATAATTCTTATACTAATGAAATAACAGGTTTAAATTCTTTAAAGGGATTAGGTGTTAATCAACCTAAAGTCGAAAGTATAAAAAACCCATCTAAAAATGATGATTATTTCTATAGACAGTCAACATATTCAGAAGGTAAAGAACAAAGTGTTGATAATGGTCTTTTAGGTATCGTACAAATAGGGATTAATACGGACATGTCTTTCATGCCTGTAATTGATATTACTTTAGAGGACGTTAAGGGAAAGGCTTTATTTGAAGGTGGTGATAGCTCACCATACGGGTGTTTTTTCAATCTCCCATACCCTTTGTTTAATTTAACAATTAAAGGATATTATGGTAAAGCGTTAAGATTACCGTTAATGTTACAAAGTTTTACTTCTGATTTTAATAGTTTAACTGGTAACTTTACAATTAGATTAAAATTTTACACATACAAATATACAATATTAACTGAGATAAGTTTAGCTGGACTTTTAGCCGCTCCACACATGTATAAATCAACGTTAAGAATTGAACCTAAAAGTGAAGGTCCATCACAGTTTAAAAAAGTTGATAATAGTGTAGTTGAAAGAGGTTATGAAAAAGTAAAAGAACTTTATAGTGAATATAAATCTAAAGGATTAATTCCTGAAGATTTTCCTGAAATTACTGTTCCTCAGTTAAGAAATAGATTAGAAAATTTTGTTAAAAATATTACAGATTCTTTAACTAAAGAAAATTTAGACCCATTGACTAATTGTGAGAGTTATGTTAAAAATTTACAAGAATATCAAAAAGAAGTTTATTATTATCAAAACGGTAAATCTTGGTTTGATAAGTACATGGATGTTGAAAATTTTTACGTTTTAAAAAATTCAAAAATTAAAATCTATCCATTTAAAAAACAATTTCAAACAGAACAACAAAAACAAGATGCGTTAAGTGAACTTAAAGAGTTAATAAGTAAATATGGTGATGACAAAAAAGGTTTATTAAATGGTAATATTACATTAGGACAAAACGGAAGTTATGTTATTAATAATAAATCTCCAAAATCTTCACAAATTACTGTTGATATTGACCTTGATACATTTGTGATAGATTTAAAATCTAATGATGTTGATTTAACTGAAACTTATATACAAAGAAACGGTGGAAAACAACCAAATTCTGCGGATACTGTTAATCTACAAAGTCAATTAGATGATACTAATAATTTTAATACTGGAAATATAAAAACTTCAGAAGGAAATAAAATACCGCAATTTACATATTATTATTTTGAAGGAACTAAATCTTTTATTGAAAAAACTAATAATATTTCCAAATTAGCTCAGTCTTACAAAGAAGAAATACAAAAAGAATTAACTTTTGCTCTTTCTGAATTATTACAAGATAAAAGTAAAGGTATTGGATTTGTTCCTAATATTAGAAATGTTTTAGCGGTTATTTTTGCTAGTGGTGAAGCTTTTTTGAGATTATTAGATGATGTTCATACTAAAGCTTGGGAGTTAAATAATAATACAATTAGAAAAAATGCTATTTTAGGAGATAAACCTAGTAGTGATAATTTAAATGACGGTCTTGGTGAGGATACTCCAATTTATCCATGGCCTCAATATATTGTTGCAACAACTTCAAATGATAATAGAGAAAAATATGAGATTAGGTATCCTGGTGAAAGTGATGTTGTTGAACAAACACAAGGTTATCTTTATGAATATTGGCCTGAGATTGAATTTGTTGAAGAATTTATAAGAGCTTATGTTGAAAAAGTTTCTCAAACAGATACTGATACGGAAACTGGATTTAATCAAACCGAAGATGTTAAAAGATTAACACTCAATGCTATTGAATTCCCTATAGGGACTGATGTTTATTCAAATAAAGAAGAGATTAAATTTTTATTTGAGATATTTGAAAGACTTTTTTATGTTTCATCATATTCAAAACTTAATAGAATAAATTATGATGTTTCTGAATCGGATAAAATTACAAGTTTAATTTCCGATACTGAAAAAATAAATTTATTAAATAGTTTGTCAAATGATAATCCGTTTCTTATACAAAAACTTCAAAATTACGGATTTAATTCCTCAAATTTTTTATCAATTTTAGAACAATTCTCAAATGAAGGACAAGGACAAAGTTGGCAAAATTTTATAAGGGGAATTTATAATACTAGTTATATAAAAAATCAAACAGATAATTTATTATTTGAATTTATAAATCAAGAAGTTTTAACAGATAAAAAAAGTCAACCTATTGTTTCTTTAACTAATGAAAACGATATTGTAAATTTAATTTCTAATTCAACTAAATCTAATAAATTTGATTTAACTGACACTTATCCATTTACTAATTTTAATTGGGTAAAATCTAACTTAGCTGATGGTAAATCAATACAAAATGTTGATTTATCTTTTGATACCAAAAAAGTATTAAATTTTAACACTCTTAATAAAGTTATATGTAATTTTTCTCAAACAACGTTTAATGCAATCGGAAAACCGTTTAGTAACTTTTTGATGGAGACAATTAATGAACCAACAGGTTACGAAACAAGTCTAACAGATTTTTATAACTCAAGAGTTTACCAATATCAAAATGTTACTGAGGGAGACGTTCTTTACGGTGACTATAGTGGAAACGTAACGTCCCTTCAAACTACATCTATGTTAAACACACCATTTTTTACAAATGCAATACAAGAAGGTGTTGAAAAGTTTAGAAACTATGATACATATCCTTTTGTATCTGCGGCATATTTGTTTATTAATAGTTTACCAATTGCGACATTAAGGGAAAAATATAAAACTTATGAAAATGGGGCAACAATTGATTTAGATTATATTTTTGCGACACTTAAAAAGTTTGGGGCTATCCATAAGGTACCTTACTCTTGGATGGTTAAAATAGGTTCAATTTGGCATCGTTATAAAAAATATACAGAAACAGGTTTTGATATTATTAATTCTTCATGGTCATCTTTTGATAAGGTTGCTAACTACGACCCAATCACAAATGACCCAACAAAAATTTATTCATTAGATATAAATGGTTCTGCGGTTGATATTATATTAGAAAAAAATACAGTTATTGGGTCTGAAACATCTACAGTTATAAATGTTGGGTTTTATCCAAAACTTATTAATGATTTTAACGTTTTTTACCAAGGATTTAATATCATTGATTTTACATACACAGAAGTTGATATTCAAAATGCATTTGCTTCAGGATTAACACTTAATTATGTTGATAGTGCGGTTATTAATTTAGCTGAAGGATTTGACCCTAATGATGATTTGAGAGATTTGAAAATAACACCTTGGTCAGTATCAGTTAACACTTTAGATTCAAATTATGAATATCCGTTTCCGTCTGAGGGTAGTTTAATAAATCAAACTAAAAACGAGTGCTTTAATTCTAATGGTCAGATTACCAATGAAGTTTTATCTAATAACTCGGTTTACGATGGTTCAGTTAGAAATTTTTGGTCATTACCTCATTATGGTTATTTTGATATTTCAAAAATAGTTAAACCTTCACCCGAAGAATATCTTAAAACAATTTTCACTGAATCGTCAATTCAATCTAATTTTTCATTTAATAAAAATGGATATGAGTATACAAAAATAAGTGAAATGTTCTCTATTTTTGAAAAACAAGTTTTAGACAGATTTGAAATAGAATTTTTAAATTTTTCTAAAACAGTTTATGATTATGAAAGTAATTTGGTTTCGAATTCTGAAACAGAAACAGAGTTTGGGTTCAAAAATTTTCAGTACATGATGAGACAAATGATGAAAGTTCCAAAACAAACGGGACAAACTGGTGCTGAAGTAGTAAAAAATATTTTACAAAAACAATTTATAAGTGTTAATGATTATTTAAAACAATTTTTAAATTACGATGTTATTTTTAAATTTGGAAACCCGTCAAGTTTTGATAAAAAATTATTTTATTCATTTTCAAATTTACCTTTAGTTGATAAATTTGACCCCGATAGTTATCAAACTACAACACCTAATTCACTTCCGGTTAATGGTGGTAACGTTACATTATTACAATCACAGATTAATTATCCAAATGAGTGGATTTCTTTAAAAACTTATGTTGGTTTTTCTGAAATTCCCGAACTTACATATAGTGACAATGGTTCATATATCACAGATTTCTTTATTGATTTTAATATTGCATTTACTGTTAATAATATAAAGTTGTTCGCTCCTATAATTAAAATGTACGCAACTCAAAAACTTAACGGTACACAATCTAATCAAATCCAGTCCCAAATACCACCTGCTTCTTTTGTAACTTTAACAGTTGCTAGTGCTAATTTAGAAGGTGGGTATCAAATTTTAATTAAAAAGGGGTTTGAAAATTCTGAACCTAATTTATGGCCGTTATTATTTGATGAAAATGGAATTCAAGTTTATGAGGGTATACATAATTTTTATTTCCCACCATCAACTTGGAATGATGTGTGTCAACAACTTATAAATGATACAATAATTAAAGTTTTTGGTTCATTATCTACAAATCCGTTAGCCCCACAATATATTGTAACACAACAAATTGATGCGTTTACTAATTATCCTGTTACAAACAATCCGAATAATAAAATAGGTAAAGAAAAGTTTTTTGAAGTCATGACAAATTATTTACTTGTTATTGAAAACTTTCTTAATAAATCACTAAATAATTTATTGATAAGATTAAGAGTTGATTTACCAAATATTACAATTCAAAGTCAAAAAATTAATTCAAGGTTACAAGGACCACAAACTAAAGTTGAATTGTGGGAATCTTTTAAAGCTACAAACGACAAATGGATTTCAGGGACAGATTTTAAAAGTAAAACATTATTTGAAGATGTTTTAATTTTAGATAGGGCTTCAAGGGATATTGGTAGTAAAGTTTTAGTTGATGTTTACGAATTGAAAAATCAATTATCAGATATGAATGTTAAAAGTAATATGTTATATTTGGTAAATGAAATATTGTCACATAACCACTTTGTTGTTATGAATGTACCTGCTTATATGAACTTTTATAATGTTCAAAATGCTACAAAAAATCCTATACCTAAATTTGAGGGAACTAACGATTTTGCTAATAGTTTATTCGGTAGTTTTTTGAATGTTGATTATCGAAATTCATCAACAAAAATGGTTTGTTTTTACGGTGGAAAATTAAGTGAATATTTAGATATTAAAAGTGTTGATTTTAGATATAAAAATGATGCGTTTGATTTAACAAAGGATAATCCTTTAATTGAAAATCAAATAGGTAAAAATGATTGGGATAAATCTAATAGAGTAGTTGGTTTTAATGTTGATATAGGTACTCAAAATCAAACAATATTTAAAGGTTTCAGTGTATCTCAAAATAATGGACTATCAACTGCGGAAAGTTTAGCTATTTTAAATGAAATGGCTAATCAGGCTGGTAATCGAGGTGGAGCAACTCAAAATCTTTCATTATATAACTTATATAAAAATAGAAGTTATGCTTGTAGTATAGATATGCTTGGTAACGCTATGATTCAACCAACAATGTACTTTAATTTAAGGTATGTACCAATGTTTAGTGGACCTTATATGATTACAGGGGTTAGACATACTATAGTACCTGGTAATTTCTCAACTACAGTTACAGGTCAAAGACAACCTATATATTCTTTACCACAATTAGATGAATACTTACAAAGTATTAAAACAAATTTATTAGAAGGTATTTTAGAGAAAGTTAAAAAATCTGATGTGAGTGAGTCGGCACCTAATACAGGAATTAATCAAAATGCTCAAACAAGTAATATTGAAAATAGTATTCAAACAACCAATGTCGCTAGTAATCAAGTAACACAAAGTTGTATTGATTTACTTTCAAGTGAATATGATTATAGCCCAAGTGATAATCCAAAATCTACAAGTTTATCTTATGAGATTATGGTTAATAATATCACAAATTCAACTTCAGATGTATTACTACAAAAGATTATTTTTGCAACTTTTTATATACAAAGTGGTAACTTTAATAACAGTGGAGCATTCCAAAAATTTAATAGTTGGGAAAATAATTATGGTAAAATAACTTTAAATCAATATTGGGGCGGAAGCTCAAGTTATTTTGGTGATGATAAAAAGTTTTGGTGTAGTAGTACATCAATACCAATGGCAAGTTTTTCTAATGTAAGAAAATCAGTCGACTTTTTAGTTGCTAGATGGGCGTCAAGAATTGTAACTACAAGTGATACTCCTGAAAGTATTTCAGACTTTATTTCATTGAATTGGAATAAGAGTAATGTTAGTGAATCAATATCAGTTTCTGAGACGAATAACTCTAATTTAACAATTAATTATGTAACTATTGTTACCGAAGCTTTGGAATTATTTAATTCAATTACAAACAGATAATACTTAAACATTTTTGGTTTATTAGATATTTATAAAAAAATGTAATTATGAATACAAAAGATTTATTAGACAAATATTTGGGAAAGAATTCTAGAATTTCAGAAAGAGATACTGGAAACGGTTATAAAGAAGTTTGTGATTTAGACACAGGTGATTGTTATACTGTACGAATGAAAGATGGTTTAATTGAAAGATTTGACCATTCAGTACAAAAATCAAAAAGAATACAAGTAGAAACCACTAAAGGGATTAAACAATTATTAAACGGATAAAATGAAAATCGATTTACAAATTTTAGAAGAATTAAAAAGATATAATCAAATAAATGATTATATTTTGGAACAAGAAGTAGCTTTACCACCAGCTCCTGGTGGGGATGCGGGAGCACCTGTTCCACCACCCGCGGATGCACCTGTAGATGCTGCTGGAGCGGCTGCAACACCACCACCTCCGACACCTAATGAATCTCCGGCACCTGTTGATACGAATACTGACCCTGATGTTGAAAAGTTAGATGATGAAGGTAAGTCTGAAGAAAAGAAAGATAAAAAGGGTGAAGAAATTGAGATAACCGATTTAGTAAAATCTCAAAAAAATATCGAAGATAAACAAGAAGAATATTTTGATAATTTATTCAAACATTTAGGTGATTTAGAAGATAAATTATCTAATATGGATAATATTTTAGATAAACTTAATGATTTAGAAAGTAAAATTGAAAAATATAGAGTTAAAACACCACAAGAAAAATTGGAATTAAGAACGCTAGATTCTGGTCCATATAATCAGAAACTTTCAGATTTTTTTGAAGATAAAGAAGATGACTTTGAAAAAACTGGAAAAAATGAATATGTTTTAACTCAAAAAGAAATTTCAGATTATTCACCGATTGACATTAAAAAAAGCTTTAGAGATTTTGGTGATGAAAACATGGGTGATTTTGTAAACGTAAGATAAATACACGGTCTTCGGACCGTTTTTTTATCTAACTCATTTGACTATACTACGGCTGACACTTATAATTAGTAAACAATTAAATTAACACATATGGCGACAAACAATTCTCTAGACGCTGTTCTTGCACAGTACGAACAAGCGACAAAAGGTGGTTCATCTTCTACCTCAATGACACAAGATGAAAGAATGAAAAAATACTTTGCAGCTATCCTTAAGGATAACGAAAAACAAGGTCAAAAAAGGTTACGTATTCTCCCTACAAAAGACGGCTCATCACCTTTCAAAGAGGTATGGTACCACGAAGTACAAATTGATGGAAAGTGGAATAAAATTTACGACCCAGGAAAAAACGACAATGAACGTTCACCTTTGACCGAAGTTTATGAAGAACTTATGTCAACAGGTAAAGAGTCGGACAAAGAACTTGCTAAACAATATAAACCAAGAAAGTTTTATATTCTTAAAGTTGTTGACCGTGATAACGAACAAGATGGAGTTAAGTTTTGGCGTTTTAAACACAACTATAAAAACGAAGGAATTCTTGATAAGATTATCCCAATTTTTAGAGCTAAAGGTGATATAACAGACCCTGAAAAAGGAAGAGATATTATCTTAGAATTAACTAAAGCTAAGACCCCAAAAGGTGCTACATACACAGTTATCCAAACTATTATGTATGATGACCCAACGTCGGTTCATGAAGATAAAGCGACTGCTGATTCATGGGTTAACGATGCGTTATCTTGGTCGGATGTTTATTCTAAAAAACCTGTAGAATACTTGGAAGCGATTGCAAGAGGTGAAGTACCTCGTTGGGACTCTGATGCTGGTAAATATGTTTATGGAAATTCTGAGGAATCTCTTATTTCTATCGGTGGAAACACACCAATAGTTGACCCACAAGCTGGCAACGAACCTGATGGTGATTTACCATTCTAATATTTAAGAGTTTGGACATCTACTTAGACAAGGTGTCCAAACTCTTATTTTTTAACAAATTTTTAACTAACACTTAGACATTAATGGCAATTAAGAAAAAAGAAATTGGATTAGATTCTATTAAATCCAAATTTTCATCAAAAACAAAATATAAACCTGAAAGTTACTACAATTGTGGAGATGCTTTCATGGGTGCGTGTGGATTACCAGGTCCTGTTATGGGTGGTATAAACATGTTTTTAGGTCATTCTAATTCATCTAAGACGACTGCGATGATATTAGCTGCGGCTGATGCTCAGAAAAAAGGACATTTACCTGTTTTCATTATTACAGAAAAAAAATGGTCTTGGACTCACGCAGTTGAATTAGGTTTATCGGCATCTCAAAACTCTGAGGGTGAATGGGACGGTGATTTCATTTTTAACGATAGTTTTGACTATATTGAACAAGCTACTGATTTCATTAATGAAGTATTGGACGCTCAAGAAAAAGGTGATTTACCATATAATTTACTATTTTTGTGGGATTCTGTTGGAAGTATTCCTTGTAAAATGACATTTGAAGGTAAAGGTGGAAAAATGCACAACGCTTCTACACTTGCTGATAAGATTGGTATGGGAATACATTCAAGAATTAGTAAATCTAAAAAAGAAGAGTATCCTTATTATAACACAATGGTAGTTGTAAACCAACCTTGGGTAGATTTACCTGATAACCCATTTGGACAACCTGAAATCAAGGCAAAAGGTGGTGAAGCGTTATGGTTAGCATCTGCTTTAGTGTTCTTATTTGGAAATCAGAAAAAGGCTGGTATTAATCATATTACTGCGACAAAAAATGGTAGAACTGTTCGTTACGCAATTAGAACCAAAATCTCTATTTTGAAAAACCACGTAAATGGTTTAGGTTATAGTGATGGTAAGATTATTGCCGTACCACAGGGTTATATTTCAGATACTAAAGAGGCTTTAGAAAACTACAAGAAAGAATTCTCACAGTATTGGAACGCTGTTTTAACAGGTACTGGTGAAATTCTTCTTGACGAAGAAGTTGTTGATGAGTCTGACATCTAAAATTAAATTAAGTGATTAAAACACTATTAATTGACGGTAACAATTTATTAAAAATCGGTTTTCATGGGGTAAAAGATTTCTTCCATGAAGGGAAACACGTTGGGGGTATTTGGCATTTTCTGAATACCACCCGACGTTTTATTGAAGAACAAAACTTTGATAAAGTTGTTGTTTTTTGGGATGGTGAAGATAGTTCCTCTACTCGAAAATTAATTTATCCTCAATACAAAGAAAATCGTAAAATTTATAAAGAAGACTTTAAGGAACAATCTTTTGCTGAACAAAAACAACGAGTTAAACAATATCTTGAAGAGATGTTTGTTAGACAGGTTGATATTGACAATAATGAGGCGGATGATTTAATTGCTTATTACTGTAAGATATCAACAAACGAAACTATAACCATTTTTTCAGGTGATAGGGACTTAACTCAACTTATTAGTGATAATGTCTCAATCTATTCCCCAAACACAAAATTAACATATAAAAATGGTGATTTTATTAGATTATATGAAGCTGAAATACCTCATTATAATGTTATAACTTACAAAGTGTTATCTGGTGATAAATCTGATAATATTGATGGTATCTATTTTTTAGGTGAAAAAACTTTTATTAAATTATTTCCTGAAATACTTGAAAAACCGACATCTGTTTCCGATATTTTAACAAGAGCGGAAATGTTATTCGCTGAAGACAAAGAAAACAAAGTATTACAAAATTTACTCACAGGTAAAACCAAATCAGGTATCTATGGAAATGAATTTTTTGAGATTAACACAAAAATCGTGGATTTATCTAATCCGTTAATCACAGAAGAAGGAAAAGAAATTGTTGAACTTTATTATAAAGAAACATTAGACCCCGAAGGTAGAGGGTATAGAAATCTTATTCGCATGATGATGGAAGATGGATTTTTTAAATTTTTACCAAAAGGAGACGAAGCTTGGGTTAACTTTGTAAAACCATTTTTAAAACTAACAAGAAAAGAAAAGAAAAAATATCAAACAAACAAAAAATAAATTATGAAAGAACAAGATTTAACCAAATTAGAATTTTTGATGAAAGTGAATGACAACATCATTGTTCAAAGATTTTTCAATGTTAGGAATTATAATCCTAAAGCAAAAAATTCTGATGACCTTTATGAATATATAAAGGATTTTAAAGATGAAATGTGTCATATTTTGAAAATGAAAACTGTGGACTACATGTTACAAAATTCATACGAAATCATGGAAAATCCTGAGATTCTTGAAACCTCTTTTGTTGACGGACCGGAGTATTTTTCACTCATTATTAAAAATAATGATATGACAATTTGTCATAGATTATTTGACGCAAAAATCTACCCACCTAAAATAAGATACACCGTAGACATACGTCCGCAAATAAAAAGTTTATTGTCAGATTTGACAGAGATTTTCTCGACAGAAAACTTAACATTTGCTAACTACGAAATTCCTGTAGAGGGGTAATATTTATCAATTACAAGAATAAAAAAATTATGGCGACAATTAAAAATTTTGACTATCTCGGTCCTACATTTCAGATTCAATTAATGAATCAGATTATTGTAGACAAAGAGTTCGGAAGGTCCATAATTGATGTAATTGAAACAAACTATTTCGAAAATAAATACTTCAAAATTATCATGCAAATGATTAGGGAGTATTATTCAAAGTACGAGCACACACCTACTTTTGATACTTTGGAACAGATAACAAAATCTGAATTACAACAAGAATTGGCATCCAAAATCGTACTTGATACGATTACTAAAATAAAAGAAACATCTACTGAAGGTGGTCAGTTTGTTCAAGAAAAAGCTCTTAAATTTTGTAAACAACAAGAGTTACAAAAGGCAATCACAAAGGCTCAAAAAGTCATTGATGGAGGTGAATTTGAGAACTATGACACATTAGAACAATTAATCAAAGAAGCATTACAAGTTGGGGAAAGAGAAGATGGAATGTCGGATGTATTCTCCAATCTTGATGATGTGTTAAATGAGGATTATAGACATCCAATTCCTATGGGAATACCTGGTATTGATAGATTATTGAAAGGTGGATTGGCAAAAGGTGAAATAGGTGTGATTTTAGCCCCGACAGGTGTTGGTAAATCAACGTTTTTAACTAAAATCTCAAATCACGCATATAATTTAGGTTACAATGTACTTCAAATATTTTTTGAGGACAATCCTAAAATTATCCAAAGAAAACATTTCACATTATGGACCAAAGTTCATCCTGATGAACTATCAATCAAAAAGGATGAAGTAATGTCTAAAGTTAAAGAAATTGAGGATAAAATGGAGAACAAGTTACTTCTTCAAAAATTACCATCAGATACTTTGACAATGCTTCAGATTAAAAACATGATTCGAAAAATGATTGCGGATGGTGTTAAATTAGATATGGTTCTTTTAGATTATATTGATTGTGTGGTACCTGATAAAAATTTAGGTGACGAATGGAAATCTGAAGGTTCTGTTATGAGAGGTTTTGAAGCTATGTGTCATGAATTAGATTTAGTTGGATGGACTGCAACACAAGGAAATAGAAGTTCTATATCTTCAGAAGTAGTTACAACTGACCAAATGGGTGGGTCAATTAAAAAGGCTCAAGTTGGTCACGTAATCATATCGGTTGCTAAAAGTTTACAACAAAAAGAAATGAAATTGGCAACAATTGCGATAACTAAATCAAGAATTGGTGATGATGGAGTTGTATTTGAGAATTGTAAATTTGATAACGGATATTTAGATATTGACACAGATAGTTCAGTTACGTTTTTAGGACTTGAGGAACAAAACGAAGAGAAAAAACGACAAAGAATTCAAGAATTATTACAAAAAAGAAAAGAAAGAGAACAACAAAATAATTAATTAATATGGAGAAAATTTTAGTAGAAAACCCGAACAGGTTTGTTATCTTCCCAATAGAACATAATGATATATGGGAATATTATAAGATGCATCAAGCCGCTTTTTGGACGGCAGAAGAAATTGATTTAAGTGGTGACCTACGTGATTGGGAAAACTTATCAGAGAATGAACAGTATTTTGTAAAAAATATTTTATCATTTTTTGCAGCGTCTGATGGTATTGTTAATGAAAATTTAGCGGAGAATTTCTACCGTGAAGTACAATATCCTGAAGCAAAATTCTTTTACGGAATCCAACTTGCTATGGAAAATATTCATTCATTAATGTATTCATTATTGATTGATACATATATTTCAAACGAACAAGAAAAACAATTATGTTTTACCGCATTGGATAATCTTCCTGCGGTTCAAAAGAAAGCTAAATGGGCTTTGGATTGGATTGAAAACGCATCTTTTGAAGAGAGATTAGTTGCTTTCGCAGCTGTTGAAGGTATCTTCTTCTCAGGTTCATTCTGTTCAATATTTTGGTTAAAATCTCGTGGTATTATGCAAGGTTTGTGTAATGCTAATTCATTAATCTTTAAAGATGA